TTTTTTATATTCCATTATTTCTTCAAGATCATCTTTTATAATGTTTATAAATTCAGGCTTCAAAACAAATATATTTCTTTTATTATCATTTAATTTCTCTTCATACATATAGTTTGTGATTGGTGATGCAACATCTGTTTTAGTAACTTGTTGATTCAAACCATCATCAAAGTAACTTACACTTTGACCCACACCAACTTTCATTCCGGAAGGTATGATAATTACATCTCTACTTGTTTTTACTTCGTTAGCCTCATAATGATGAATACCTGAGTATAAGACTGTTTCATTTTCATATTTTTCTGTAATGTAAGTATTAAAATCTGATTGCGACATTGGCCATTCGCTTTGTATATTTACAATATTATTAGCGAGTAATACAACCCAATCTAAATTTGAATCACCATAAACTTTATCTGCTACATTGTCTGGTCGATCATCACCCTCTACAACATATTTTGTAAAAAATGTGAGGTCTTGAAAGATATCATCTCTTAGTTTTCCTTTTTTAAAAAAGTTTTTTAATTTTACATAATCACCATCACTCTTACCATCATCTATTCGATTGACGTATTCAAAATCTGGTATGTTGCGAAAGTAACTGTTAGTCATATTAGAAACCTATGCTATTATCTGAATTACTATCAAGTAATGTATAATCCTCATTTGTGATTGGATCTATCTCTTGAAAAGCAAATGTTACATCATAGGATACCATAGAACTATTTTCATAACTCATAAATGTTCCGTCAGGAGTATAGTTCACACCAAATCCAAGTAAGGCACACTCTTTTATTTTAGGTAAAAATGCATGATCAGATGAAAATGTTGATGATCCTTCAAAAAATTGTAGTTTGTAAGTGTTTGGTGCTCTCAAAAAGAAATTAGACACAGATGATCTGACTGCACTTGATTGTTTAAACATTCTTATTATTTTTCTAATTTCAATACTCTCTCCACGATCTCTGGGACTTAATCTAAATTGAAAATTAAATGGTCTTAATGTAGGCCCGTTAAATAGAAGTTCTAAATTTGGATTAACCACTGCGCCTTGAGCCCTTGCTGCTATTTCATTCCCTGTTCTATTGATTGCTCTTCCAGTAAATAAGGCAGCAGTCAGACCTTTTAAATTTCCCCCCTCGGATACGACTCGATCAAATAAACTCTTTACCTCAGATCCTGTTGCGGCTGGATTTAGTAACGCAGTCAAAGCTACCTCTGCAGCAGCAACTTCCAGTGGATTTAAAGTTCCATTTTTAAAATCAACTTTATTATCATCTCTTAAATTTCCGGGAACTGGTAATACAACAGACCCTAATGATTTTGCCGGTGTTCTTTTTCCTGACAACCTTTTAGAGTTTCTTAAGTCACGATCAAGAATAGTTATCTTTAATCTATCTTGATTACCTCTTCTTAAAGTGACAGGATAGCATAAGTTTTCATATTTTTTTCTTGTGTTGTCAGTAGGTTGTATATTAAAGAAACCAGTTGAGGATGTAGAATCTTCATCTGTTCCACCGCCAACTGATGTATTACTATCTAATGCCTCATTTATAACACTTTGATCAAAATTTTCATCTTTTAGAGTATTAGACGCATATCTTTTGATTCTACTTTTACCTACGTTAGAACTAAAAAATTCGTTTTGAGATATTGATGCTCTATCTTTTGTAAATGTATTTGATTCTATATCAAATGTTCCGACATTTCTTGCATCAAAAGCAAGAAATGGATTATCTTCTACTACCCTTATGGTTTTGTTTTTTGTATCATGAACAAATTTAAAATAACCTTTCTGATTAGTTCCAGGCTTTTTTGTTACTGCATTATCTGACGTTGGAAAAGTAAGTCTTACTTTTTTACTTGTATATTCATCAGCTAATATTTTTGCACCTACTGGTTTATCCCATGTTCCTAATGCCATATCGACCTTTTTTTAGTTATTTAGGAACTTTGCATATGGAATCGCAAGTAGATCATCAAGTTCATCTGGTTGCACTATGTATAACTGTCCTGCGAGTTCTGCCCATGTGTAGTTACGATACTTTTGCCAATGAAAATTTAACCCACGAAATCCCCAACCAAATATATCAGTGCAAGCTATGAGAGGGTGTTGATCGTATGTAATATTAGGAGTTTTTGGATTATATACGAAGGTGTAAAAATTTCCAACATCAGGAACTGGTGTCACAGTATCATTTAATAGAGACATGATCTCTAACATCATATCCTCTTGATCATTTGTTGGATTGTTTATGTTATTACCTTCGAGTCTACTCATCGGATTCCGAGTTCTTTCTCTGTGACTACTTTAAATTCAATGCGATGATCTTCACAAAACTCTTTTGCAGCTTTCCATTTTGCCTGATTGACTGCGTAGGTCACACACTCAGTCAAGTATGATTTAGTTTTTCGACTTCTTGGTTTCGGAGGCATTGTTTGTTTGTGTGGTTTTACCTCAACGATATAAGTTTTTATCATATCGTTTTTTTCTTTCACCTTTATCAAATAGTCTGGATAGTATTTGTGTACACGATTATCTTTTGGAGAGATATATGGTATGCTAAACTCCTCAGATGCCCATGATATGATACTATTATTCATATCACACCACTGACAAAACTTTCTTTCCCAACTACTACGGCATATAATCATTTTTGAGTTTCCCTGATACTTGTGCGGATACACTGGAGTATACTTACTCTTAATACTCTCTCCCATAACTTGCCTACATAATATACAAGGTCAAACTATATTTATATATGGCTACCATCCAACCACAAAGAAGATCACTCGCAGAGATAAAAGCAAAGTTGTTAAATCCTGCCACAACTTCACACTTTCAAGTAAGTGTCGGTAGTCCATCAAGAGCAGATGGAACTTTTAATCGATTTTTAAGAGAGAGTGGGGTCAACTTTGATCAGGATCAATTAAATATATCATGTTCCGATGCGTCTTTACCCGGATCAAGACTCGCGACATCAGAAATACTAAATGACTTTCCGGGTGTGAGAGAAAGACATGCCTATCGTCGTCTATATGATGATGCGATACAACTTTCTTTTTACACTGATGCAGATCAATATTTACCGATAAGATATTTTGAAGCATGGATGAATTATATCACAAATGAAACAACAGAAAATATTTTTCTGAATGCAAAAGATCCTAGTTTTTCTTATCGTATGAAGTTTCCAAATACTTATAAGGGGTCTTTGGAGATAACAAAATTTGAAAAAAATATTGATTCAAGGAGAACAATTAAACCATTAACATATCAATTTGTTAATGTATTTCCACTTTCTGTTAACTCTATGCCAGTGTCTTATGATGCATCACAATTATTAAAATGCACTGTGTCAATGGCATATACAAGATACTTTATCGACTCTGGAAAGTCTGGTCAAATATCTGATTTGTTTAATCCACTTGCACAAGCTGCTGCTAATGTCCAAGCATTACTTGGAGCATTTTAAACTTTCTAAATTAACCTACTAAATAAACTTACTGAATTGTAATATTATGCCATTACCAAAAATTGCAACGCCAAGCTATGAACTTGAATTACCATCAACAGGAAAGACTATTCAATATAGACCTTTCCTTGTAAAAGAAGAAAAACTTCTTGTGATCGCATTAGAAAGTCAAGATACAAAACAAATTACAAATGCTATTAAAGCTGTCATTCGTTCTTGTGTTTTAACAAAGAGCGTAAAAGTTGAAAATCTTCCTACATTTGATATTGAATTTTTATTTTTAAATATTCGTGGTAAATCTGTTGGTGAAGATATTGATGTTAAAATTATTTGCCCTGATGATGAAGAAACTGAGGTAACTATCAATGTTAATCTTGATGATATCAAAGTTCAAAAATCTGAGGGTCATTCAAAACAAATAAAACTTGATAAAGATCTAATGATGGAACTTAAGTATCCATCTCTTAATGAATTTGTTAAAAGTAATTTTGATCCAAACGATACTGATAGAAGTGCGATGGATCAATCATTTGATCTGATTTCAACATGCATTGATAAAATTTATAATGAAGATGAAGTATGGGCTGCATCTGATTGCACTAAAAAAGAAATCAAAGATTTTCTTGAGTCAATGAATTCATCTCAATTCAAACAAATTGAAACTTTCTTTGATACCATGCCTAAATTATCTCATAGTATGAAGGTAACAAATCCAAAAACAAAAGTTGAAAGTGATGTGGTGCTTGAGGGTTTAGCATCTTTTTTCGGCTAGGAATGGTGCACATGGATCTGGAGAATTACTTCAGATTAAACTTTTCGTTAATACAGTACCATAAATATAGTTTGACTGAGATAGAAAATATGATGCCTTGGGAACGAGACATCTATGTTGGATTATTACAATCTCACCTCGAAGAGGAAAGACTAAAAGAACAACAGCGTAAAGCAAGTAATGGATGAGACCTCTCCAGTTTATCAAAATTTTCTAAACAGAATGAAGTTTAGTAGACCTATTCGTGAGGCTACTAGAAGAATTTCTGCTTCTAAATTTTTGCAGAGAGATGGTGATACAGGTGCGAAAATGGATATGCCATCCACAGTAAGGGACATAGATAAAAAAATAAATCATATAACTGAATTAGTTACATCAATTTCGGAGACACTTAAAGCACAGGAAAAATTAGATCTTGATATCTTAAAGTATGAAAGAGAGAGGAATGAAAGAAGAAGAAGGAGAAATAGAGAAAGAAAAATTGAGAAGAAAAAACCATTCGGCATATTTCAGGGAATGGTGGATAGAGTGACCAAACCCATAAAAGGTGTTTTAGATACAGCACTGGGATTTTTATTTAATATTTTAACTGGTAAATTTGTTTTAGGACTGATAGATTTTCTATCTAAACCAAAAGTCATAGAGAAGTTATTGTCATTATTCAGATTCATAAGTGATAATTTACCACTCATTACCACCGTAACCGCTGCCTTAGTGGCTACGGTTGGAGGTGTCCTTATCGCAATGGCAACAAAATTCATACCGGCTTTGATAGGATCTATTTTTGCCATGGCAAAGTCTAAACCAGCAGCAGCGGCCATTGTTTTAGGTGGAGGAACTTTATTAAGTCTTGGTATGGCAGGTGGAGAGGATGATAATGTTGTTGATCAAGCAAATATGAGTAAAGGTCTCATACCCATGAGACAATCTGATAATACCTCTGGTGATGAAATAAATGCTAATTTTGAAATGAGTGGTGGTGGAAAAGTTCCGGGAAGTGGTAATCGTGATACAGTCCCAGCTAAACTTACTCCCGGTGAATTTGTTATGAGTAAAGGGGCAGTAAATAAATTTGGATCAAATACTCTCTCTGCAATGAACGCTGCTGGAGGAGGAACAAACGTGCCAATTTTAAATGTTGGAGGTGACAAAATTGCTTTTGGTGGAGGTGGTAAAGCAACTCAGAACATGATTAAGTTAAATCCAAGAGTGACTACAATTAATCCACCAATGATGCCTGATAATGATTTTAATATGAATATGACCACCAATACAACTATTTCTCCTCAAGGTAATACAAATGTTGCTGCAATAACAAATACAATAACTATTCCAAATTTTTATGTAGGAGATGGTGATGATGATGTCAAAGATACTTTAGGTCTAGTTTCATGATGATTGACTCTGAAAAATTGATGGGAAGAATGTCCAGCAAGGGCACCGTTCTATCTGAAAAAAGCATTAGTAACGTAGGAGTGATTCGTCGAAGACTTGTAGATATTGATGGAATGCTTAAAGATAAACTTGTATTAGCAAAAGTAAGAGAGGGTATCAGAAGACAAGAAGAAGAAAGATTAAGAAGGGTAGAGAGAGAGGATGATATTGAAGAAGAAGATGATAATATAGATGGTGATATGGATGGTGGTAAAAGAAGACGTAAAAAACCAAAACCAAAACCTGATAGTGATGGTGCGTTAGCACCTATTGCATCACTATTGGGTGGTGGAGCTATCTCAATAGTGGCGAGAAATTTAGGGTTGTTTCGCCTTGCAGCAACAGGATTGAAGGGAGTTGGAATTGTTGCATCTAAAACGCTCATGGGAGCAGCGACTGCTATAAATCTGGGATACAATGCAATAAGTGCCATTCAAACTAAAACTCTACAATTATTTGGCGCGAAAGGATTAAAAATACTGACAAATTTTCAAAAAGTTTTTTCAACATTTGTAAATGTTGCTGTTGTTACTGCTGTTACATCGGGGGGTTTGAATTTAACACGAAAGGCTTTTAAAGGTAAAACAAAACCATTGTCGCCACTACCCCCTAACGTTCAGAAAGCGTTAGATCAGGCTTTTAAAAAAGTAAGAAGATTAATAAACGTAACTCCTTTTGGTACTGATCGCGGAATACCAAAATCAACAGAATTAGCAGAGATCAAACCTTTAAATATTACAAAAAAATTATCAAAAAGTGTAAAACCCGCTGCTCAGTTTAATCCCTTATCAAAGATCACAAGCACATCTGGAGGACTTATTAATTTAGCACCCAAAGAAATGGGTCTAAAAATGAGAATGAATTTTGCTGGACAAAAGTTTAGAGACTTTCCGAAAACAAGTCCAAAAGGTAAAAGAGTAAGAAAAAGAAAGGCACTGGACATACAACTAGATCAAATGCTTATCGATGGAAAAGAGGCAGCATTTAATAAACTTCCTATTATAGATTTTTTAAGAAAAGAGGGTTTACAGGATCCAAAAAGATTAAGGATAGATTTAAACAAAGTTTTTAAATCAGATTATAATGAAATATTAAAATCATACAAAGCAAAAAAAATAGAACCGGGACAATTTTTAGATCAGACTGATGCCTTAAGAGCGAGATATGAAAGATCAATATTAGAAATTGATACTTATGAAGATGACATCATAAGATTACTTAAGAGTAAACAAAAACCAACGAAACCTTTGTTAAAAAAGACAAGAAAAATGTATAAAAAACTATTTGAAAATACCGCTGAAGAAGGAGCATTATTTTTTGAAACATCAAAGTACTCAAAGATAATTAATACCATAGCGGATGATGGTAGCACGTTTATTAAAGGGAAAGGTTTAGGCGGGCCAAGATCTAGTGGTGCGATGTTGAATCCTAATTTAGCGAGAGTTCAACCACAAAATTTCTTTGGTAGAGGTGTGAGAGGATTTAAAGAATTATTAGAGAGGATTGGTGGTATACCTCTTGTTAAGTCCACAAGAAAACTACTTAATAATACTGTTGGTAGAATACCTTTCTTAGGTGATTTGATTGGATTGTTACTTGATATATTTGTCTTTAAGGAACCAATCGGTAGAGCAGCATTCATGGCCATTGGGGGAATAATTGGTGGATTTTTAGGAGCAGCAATTGGATCATTATTACCAGGCCCCG